GAAAGTCATAGTGTTCGTACCGTTCAAACACACCATAGCCATACTCACTGACAAACTACGTGGAGACAACATAAACACTGAAGTCATCAGCGGTAGCGTACCAGCAGCTAAACGCACTGAGATATTTAGAGCATTCCAAGAAGACAAGGACGGTATACAAGTGCTAGTTATTCAACCACAGGCTGCGGCACACGGGGTAACACTCACTGCCGCGAACACGATTGTGTGGTGGGGGCCAACCAGTTCAGTAGAGACTTATGCACAGGCCAACGCCCGAATACACAGAGCCGGTCAAGACCATAAGTGTACGGTTGTTCAGCTACAAGGATCTGATGTAGAACGTCATGTATACGCATTACTAGATAACAAATTAGACTCACACACAAAAATTATTGATTTATACAAGGAACTACTTGCATAAGGCACTATGCACCCTTATATTACCTTTCTCGGCAATGAAAGGGTAAGGACATGGCTGATGCGATAGGTGCGGGTGGCATACCCCTAGCTAAGATGACTAAGGTTTACCTCAAGATCAAGGCAGAACGGGATAAGTTATCCGCTGAATACAAGGAAGCTGACGGCGAATTAGTCAGTCAGCAAGACAAAATAAAAAGCGCGTTACTGGGTTACTTGAAAGAGAACGAACTCAAAAGTGTTAAGACAGATGCTGGTACGTTTTACCGTACGGTTAAGCAGAAGTATTGGACTAGCGATTGGGAGAACATGCACAAGTTTATTCTTGAACATGAAGTACCAGAGTTCTTGGATAAGCGTCTTAACCAGAAGAATGTAAAGGAGTTCTTAGAAGAGAACCCAGACCTTCTTCCGAAGGGGCTAAACGTAGACGCAGAATTCGCGCTAACAATAAGGAAGGGTAAGTAATGGAGCAATTAGTCCCCATTGAAGATGTCGCAAAGTATTTTAGTGTGTCATTATCCACGACCCGTAAATGGGTACGGGATGGTGTTATACCCTCAGATACTTATGTGAAAGTAGGCAAGACGCAGAGATTTGCGTTAGCCAAGGTGTCTGAAGCTCTAATGGCAGGTGTTACAAACGCCCAGCCGGTGCAGCCAGAAGACATTGCAGCGGAGTTTGATGCTGACGAAGACGCATAGTGCGCCGAATCAGTATACAGGGTAGTAAGTTCTCTGGAATGGAAGGCCAAGAAGCCGGTAGTAACTGTAGATCTATAGACGTAGTGATAGTTAATGCAGCGGAAGTATCTCGCTCGTATTACAAAGGTGACTACGATGCTAAAGCTAAACAGCTACCAACCTGTTGGTCTGCTAATACCCAGATACCTGCCCCTGAAGTACCCGAAGATCAGAGACAGAGTGGGCGTTGTATGGACTGCACTCAAAATATCAGAGGGTCAGGTAGTGGAAGTGGGAGGGCTTGTACGTTTCACCAGCGTTTAGCGGTTGTTGAAGAGCACGCGCTGGATACGGTGTACCAGCTACAAGTACCTGCCTCATCCATTTTCGGTAAGGAGCGAGGGCGCGGCACTATGCCGTTACAAGCCTACGCTAAGTTTTTGAGTGGGCATGGAACTCCCTCATTAGCTGTTGTGACGAGGATAAGTTTTGACGAGGGGAGTCCTGTACCAAAACTGTTCTTTTATCCGCAGCGTCCGTTAGAAGAAAATGAGCTTGAGAAGGTTCGGTTTATGGTAGATCACGATGACACGTTAGGGGCTATTGCATTCAGCATAGACCCACGCATGTCCACTAGGGGTTCACCGTTCGCTGAAGCTGAAGGGTTCGATATAAATAGTCTAGGTTAAGGAGACCAACAATGACTGATCCAGTAAGTTTTTTTGTAGTTCAAGATGTGATTGCGATGTACCCACGTATTGACCGTACATACAAGTTTGATAACGCAGCGAACCGTAGTATGCCCTGTGACCCGTTAGATGACGGTGCAGCATATGAGATGTCGTTCAAGATGCCCGAAGCCAAGGCCAAGGAATTGTTCAAGGCAATGAAGGCGTTTTACGATTTCAAGAAAGAGAAGAGCTGGCCTGATAAGTTTCCGCTACCTTTCAAGAAAGGTGATGACGGTATGTACATCGGTAAGTGTAAGTTGAAAGGTGCCTACGGTACTGATAAGACTCGCAAGCCACAGCAGTTCGACGCTAAAAACAACGAACTAGACGCTGACTTCAAGTTGACCAGTGGCAGCACAGTCAATATAGCCGTGACCTTCGTGCCTTACAGCATGAGAGACAACGGGGTTAGCTTACGTATCAACGGCGTTCAAGTAACCAAGTACGAGCCAATGACCGCTTCTTCTCCGTTTGGAGTTGTAGAAGGTGGGTTTGAGATGGCTGCACAAAACGCAAGTCCGTTTGCCGATACCACTACCAGCACCAGTGTTGATTTAGTAGAGGACGATTCGGATGACATATTTGGTGATGAGCCAGATACCTCTGTAGTAGAGGAACCTAAGAAGGTCGTTAAAAAGTCCGCGCCTGCACCCAAAGACGACGACGATCTGAGTTCAGTTATTGAAGACTGGGATGACTAGTCCTAAATAACTACTCCAGTATGGCTAGGTAATACCGAAGAGGGTGCGCCGACACCCCTGCCATGCTGTCTCTCGGCAATAGGTGCAGAACATGAATACAAGAGAATTTTTGCGGTGGGTGTTACCCACTGAGGGGGTATACGTTGCCCTACAATATAATTTAACGTCTAGCGGGGTACGGCAAACATACTTCGACTCGGTAGATGATCTAGCAGAAGCCACCGAATACTACGACAGTATGGGGCAAGATGTGTACTTTGCTATGAGTAACTTCAGGAAGAAGGAGACTCGTAAAGGCGAAGATGCCAAGCATATTAAATCGTTCTTTTTAGATTTAGATGTTGGCGCAGATAAGGTAGCTGAACGTAAAGGCTTTGCTACACAAGATGACGCACTACGTAGGTTAGAAGAGTTCCGCGTATCGTTAGAACTACCAGAACCTCTTATAGTTAACTCAGGGCGTGGTATACATGTCTACTGGGGGCTATCAGAGTCCATACCAGTAGAGCAGTGGAAGGTAGTAGCTGACCAGTTTAAGGCTAAGTGTAGAGAGTTTGGGCTTGAGATAGATCCCGCAGTACCTGCTGACATGGCACGAGTTCTTCGTGTAGTAGGCACGCACAATTACAAACCTGAAACCCCCGCACCAGTAGAAGTCATAGGTGACGTACCCGCTGAAGTTAACTTTGACTTCTTTGCCAGTAAGCTGGGTATGGACACGATACCAGTTCCCAAGAAGTACACACCTGCGGACGGGCCAAGTGACCTACGCGAAGCATTACTGAAAAATATCAAATACAGTTTCAAAGACATACTTATCAAGGGCCAGAGTGGTAAGGGTTGTAGACAGTTAAGCAGAATAATAAATGGGCAAGCTGAAGCCTCAGAGCCTATGTGGAGAGCAGGGTTGTCTATCGCTAAGTTCTGCGAAGACAGTGATAAGGCAGCGCACAAGATCTCTGAGAAGCACGCCGAATACACTCCAGAGCTTACGCTCAAGAAGCTAGACCTAATCAAAGGCCCGTACCGTTGCACTACATTCGACGAGAACGAGGCTGGCATATGTATGGACTGCCCTAACTGGGGCAAGATCAAATCACCGATTGCTCTGGGGCGTAAGATACCCGAAGCCGAAGTGAACGAAGATGGTACATATGCTATCGAAGAGGGTTTTGATGAACTAGAAACAGTTGAAGGCACGCTGCTGCTCGCTAGTGGTAGCAAAGAACTTTCCCCAGAACACGTTATACCTGTCTATCCGCGTCCTTACTTTCGAGGGGTCAACGGTGGTGTGTACGTTAGGCATGTGAGTGTCGATGGGGAAGTTGATGAACATGTCATCTACCACCATGACGTATATGTGACGCAGCGGATAGTAGATATAGAAGAAGGTGAGTCCGTAGTTTGTAGGATACACCTACCAAAAGACGGCGTGCGTGAGTTTGTAGTACCTCTTACGGCAATAACTTCACGAGAAGAATTTAGGAAAAGAATGGCGATACAAGGTGTCGCTCTCCCACAAACAAACGACTTAATGCAATATATGATTACTTGGGTAAACGAATTACAAGCAACTTCCACAGCAGCCACAGCACGGCGGCAGTTTGGTTGGGTAGACGAGAACATGGATGCCTTTATTCTAGGGGACAAAGAGATACATGCAGATCGCATCGAACGCAACCCGCCGTCTACACCTACCGCCGCACTAATCCCATACCTCAAGCCGAAGGGTACGTTGGAGGCGTGGAAAGAGATGGCTAATTTCTACAACACGCGGCCTGAACTGGTAATGCACCAGTACGTTGTATGTACAGCATTCGGTTCTCCGCTAATGAGCTTCTTACCTCAGAACGCTTGCGCGTTACACATACACAGTCCACTTAGCGGGTGCGGTAAAACAGCGGCTATACGGGTAGCGGGTTCGGTGTGGGGTGCTGAGAAAGGTATGATGATAACTGAAGAGGATACTGACGCGACAAAGTTTAATCGCGCAGAGGTGTTGCACAGTCTACCGTTTTACATAGATGAAATGACTAACGCGGAGGGTAAGCAGCTAAGTAAGTTGGCGTATCAAATATCCTCTGGTGAACAGCGTGGGCGTATGGCTGGTGGGGCTAATCTTGAGCGTTCTCGTGGTGAATCGTGGCACCTCTCATGTGTAACTACAGGTAACGCCAGTGTGATTGAGCGTATTGCAGCAACCAAACAAGCGCCGAAAGCAGAGGCACAAAGGATGCTGGAGTGGAGAGCGCAACGAGTATTTGGCAGCACTGAGGAGAAGAAAGGCACCGATGTGTTTGATATAGCTATAAAGGAGAACTATGGGCACGCGGGGCCAATCTACATTCAATACGTTATGCAGAACCTTGAAACAGTTAAGAAGCTAGTGTTTGAGAACCAGCGGCTAATAGATGAAGCGGCGGGGCTTACAGCGGAGAACCGCTTTTGGTCAGCCGGTGCAGCTACCACAATAACTGGTGCATATATTGCTCAACAGCTAGGACTAATTGACTACGATCTTGAAGCGTTGTTTGCATGGACTGTTAAGTTACTCAAGACAAACCTACAGTCAGTAAGTGATATGGGTATGTCTGTAGAGCAGACATTGAACGACTACATAGCAGAAAACTTTAACAACATCTTAATGCTCAAGAGTACGGATGACCTACGTAAATTGATGGGGGAGCCTAGTAATGGGTTGGATTCACTTGTTGTACCGGATGCGCTGCCACGGGGTAAGCTGGTAGCACGTTACGAGACTGACATTCAGAAAGCATATTTATTACCTAAACCCTTGAAGTCTTGGTGTGCAACACAGCAGATAAACTATGGTGCATTCATGGAGAATCTGAAGACTAAGTTAGGGGCGAAACGGGGTAAAGTTCGGTTGGGTAAAGGTACGCACCTAAACCTACCACCAAGCGATGTTATTATAGTTAACTGCCGGTTGTTTACTGACGATCACGTAGATAGTGGAGCGGAGGGCTAATGAGTAAGACATTCTTAGCAGCGATACATGCCCAGAACAAAGCACTGACGATGGGTAAAGAACGAGGTAAACGCTACTACGCAGCCGAACCAAACATCACACCAATACCTCGTGGGGGACACGGTAAATTTGAACGTAGCATACCCGACGAAGAGATTATGAAGGTGTTAGAAGCTCAGAAACGTGGTATGGGTAGGGCTAAGATAGCCAAAGAAACAGGTATGAAACCCGCTGCGGTGTACAACATAACCCGCAGGTACGAGCTAAAACAGGGTGGTGGATTCAGGACATTGAGTAAAGATGAATGATACCGTACTCAAGCTGCACGATATAAACCCAGATGGGCTACGTATCGTTGTGGATTGGGGCGCTATGGTGGTGGGTAGTTCTATATTCATCCCCTGCGTCAATACAACCGAGGCTATACAGCAGGTTAAGAAGATATGTGTAGCCGGTATGGGTTGGGATATTGAGGTAAGGACAGTAGTTGAAACACCCTATTTGGGTGTACGTGTATGGCGTATTTTATGAGCGTTTATGGGCGTTTATGAGCGTTTATGAGCGTTTATGGAACTCTATGAAACTTATTGGACAACATAGGGCGGTATGGTACTATCCGCTGAGATAAGGTCATCGGTCTCCTCCCAGTGAAGTCTTATCTGCCTTCGCCCCCTACCGTAGCGTCCCCTCGTATGCGGTAGGGGGTTTCTTTTATAAGAACCCTACGTCGTCTACCGCCGCCTTCATGTAAGGAGATAACAGCACACCATTGTGCATCTTAGTGGTGGTGGACATGTGCCTACGCATAGACGTTTCTATGGTGTCTGCGGATATGAATAGTTTAGGGTCACGCTTTATAATGTCTTCGCGGTTAAACTCTTTCATCTCATCTCGCACTCGGTTAGCTTCGTCAAGGTCGCCGAATCTCCTAGCTATATACAAACGCTTCAGTAACTTACTACGCCTACCTTTAGCGGCATCTCCCATACCCTTAGCCGCAGAGGTTTCCCCTATCTCACGAGTGTACGCGGTGGGTGGGAACCCTAACAACTGAGTAATTATGTCGCCGTTGGTAAGATCGTCGTAGATAACGTCCCCACGCCGAGAAAGAATACCTTCATCTCTGGGGTATCGTATAAGAGCTTTATAGCCGTTACGTATAGCACCCGGCAGCATAGACTCCATACCTCGCTCAATCTCACCGTCCATTATTTCATTAAAGCCGTCTATTGCTCTGGAGGTTACACTCCACGCAGGGCCGCCGAAGTAGTGTCCAATTGTCTCTTCGGGAGATGGGTCACTGTTAAACTTGTCAGCCTCAACCAACAGGTCAGTTAATTT